AGGCTTCAATCTCCTCTAAAGTATGCATATCGTAATTCTCTTTGGTAACGCGTTTCGCGTTGGGGTCTAACGGGCTGTTACGGTTACAGCTAAAACAAAATGCCCACTTATCACCATCCTTGTAGGATAGTGCATCGGACGAACCACATTTAGGACAAGCTGTGTGATACCATTGACTCATCATCACCCTTTTCTAGTGACCTCAGACCTTCAATATTGGTAAAGATTACCTTTCCAGAGTTCATATGGATGTGTACTAGATCTTTATCTCGGATCTCAACACTACTAATATATCCAGGGTTAACGTATACTGCCTTACAGTTGGTGTATGTATCAGGTACACCGATCAAACGAACTGGTTGCATATTAATCCTTTGAAAGAATAAGGGCTGCTACTCCTGTTAGGAATAAAGCTGTAATACCAAAAGAGATAATAGATGGTAGGAAGACCAACCACCAAGACCAAGTAATCAACTCAACTGCTTTGAGTATAACAAAAATAAGTGTAGCAAAGTGTAACGTCATTCCCATTCCCTTTTCTCTTTAAGTTCCCTGATAAATTCTCGACGCTGTTTGGCGTTGATCTGTGAATTCTTCTTTCGGTCGTATCCCTCTTTGTACTCCTCTTTGATCTTGATATACTCTTCCAGAATCTCTGGCTTAGGTTGCGACCGATCCTTTCTACCCATGTTCCCTCCAATCCCATTCACGTTTTTGGCTTAAGAAATTTGACGGCTCCGATATTGCCGTTGTACCATTTACGTTCCCCATAAGGCGTCTCATCTCGGCTAAGAACCTCATGTGCCCATTGCTCTTGGACTTCGCTATAAGTGAGATCTCCTGGACCGGAACACCATTTGTATATAACAAAAGTAAATGCTCCAAGTCCGTACAACTTAATATCATCAAGGAGTTCTCTACAGGAGGACTGATAAGATCTCCAGTCACTTTCGCTGCGAGTAACCTTTCGTCGCTTCGATCCGGGTGTTGATTTTCTGGATACACTTATTACCTGCTTTCTTCCGATGTAGTTTCTTTCGGTGGGTCCGAAGACGGCGTAAACGAATCCAAAGGCACCTTCGGGTCTTGGACTGAGTGCAATCCAGTGTCCGGTGGAATCTTCCATGATAACCTTTCTTTCAATTCATCATAATCTAACTTACGCAGATCAGCCTGAGCTTCCCGTAGGTAGATCATGTTAGCACAATCAACGAACAAGTTCTTCCAGTGGCGACCCATCTTAGAAGCCCATGTATGCTCTAACAGATCCCATAGACTTTCAGGTTCAACACCTGCAATGATCTTCTCTGCTGTCTTTGGTCCTACACCCTTGATACCTTTGATGTTATCTGTGGCATCACCTTGCAACAGCTGCATGATCTGGAACTCATATGCTTCTCGTAGTGATACACTATAGCTTGTTCCTTTACGGAAGTTGTAGTGCCATCCCGGAATACAGTTAAGATCCTTATCGATGTGAACGATGATAGCAGATTGACCTTCTTGCATGGCAATATTTGCGTGGAAGCAAACATAGTCATCAGCTTCTCCGTCATCGGACTCCACACAGTACTCTCGTGCGTGCTCATACACGTCTTCCACGCGCTTCTGTACCACAGGATCAATGTGTGGTACTCGGTTAGCCTTGTACTGTTCGTACTGCTGCCTGAAGTTATTATCTCCCTTGATAAACACAAATGCTCCTGGTGCCTCAGTGTGTTTGATCAGGTTACTAATGTAGTCATCATATGCTTTACAGGCAAGGAGAGATGAGCTATTCGTATGAGCTACCTGATAGATGATACTGTCAGCATCCACCAGTGCCAGATCAAAGTTGACTTGCATATTCCACCTCTTGATATTCGATGTGTGTCACAATAGGTACCGGGTAAACTTCGGTTACTTCAGGATCAGACTTGATATCTGGTCGTCCAATAGCACATCGTTCTACCACTCGAAAGTACTGATCGTTATCAGCTTTGTAGACAACAGTAGTCTCTGCCTCGTTCGTATGCACATTACTGGTATACGACTGTGACTGTTCTGTCACTGCTACCCAACCATCAGGTGGTTCCCCATCTCGATAGATTAGTAGTGCTTGTGCCTCATACTGGTTCATAATGTTTCTTCTGCAGTTCTTCCGCTGCCTCTTTAATCGGGTTGATGTAGTTAGCAACCTCACGTGTTGTTAAACCAAAACGCGTACTCAGCATACGTGTCTGGTACTGATAAAACTTGAAGAATGCCCGTAAGTCTTCCAACTCACCAGCATTCCCTTCACTAATGTACTGCAGCATAGTTCTTTCCAATTTTAGCTCCACCACTCATACAGTGTACACCGAATATCTTAGGTGCTTCTGTAAACGCTTCAACACAGAGATCAGCCACTTGTTCGGCATCCTCATCCTTCACTACCACAGCTAGCTCATCGTGATAGTGTATCACAAACATATGCCGTATATTATTCTCTTTCAGCTTACGCTTAAGATATACTGCAGCTGCCTTACATGTGATTCCCTCAAGGGTCTGTAGTAGGTAGTTCAGTAGCTTATGTTTTGAGTCAGCAAAGATCAGTCGTCCGTCGATACCTCGAATGAAAGCTTCTTCTTTCCCGAAGGTATTGCAGGTTGTTTCATAGAAGGTTTCAAGTTCGGTCCTAACCTTGGCGAGACCGGGCATGGAACTTTGGAACCTGTCAACAGAATCTTGTCCCACCTTTGCATCACTTTTTCCGGTAAGAATATTCCCCAACTTGGGTGGTGCTGCACCAAAGAGATATGCATAAAGCCAAGGTTTTGCAAGTTTTCTGTTGACGTGTAGCACATTAGCATTTCGTTGGTGAACATCGCCTGCTGTTACCTCCTTAGTAAACTCATCGTCACCGATGTAATGACAGAGACCTCGCATCTGATTGCCTGCGGAGTCAGCTCCTACAATAGAGAGACCCTTTTCACAAATGAGTAGCGAACGCATTTCTCTGCCGTACTCCTTGTCGACGTCCGGGAGATTTGCGACAACCTCATGACGACATCTAAAGGTTGGAGTACCAATAGTCCACATACGACCATGTACACGACCATCCGCTTGAGCCTCTCTAATCCAGCCGTCAAGGATTCCCTTCCTCGAACGTATAGTGTAGTATTCGGATATGTGTTTACCCACTCCACCCAACTTTTCGAGACTCGATTCCGTGAGCTTCGGCGATTTCCGTACCCACTTGCCATTAATTTTCTCGTTGTTCCACTCATCAGGTTCCCATCCTATACTGTATAGGTAATCTTTTACTACCTCTATTGATGATACTTTCCCTTGTTCAAATGATATACGACAGTATGGACCCCAAATCGGACGTCCGGATGTCCGGGTCTCCCGACCTGATTCAATATCATATCCAAACCACTTCACCGTATTAACAGTGTAGCATCCATCCTTACGCCATGCCGGTTCCTTATACTCGTTACCATCCTTCTTGATGCAACGCAGACCAATCAAGGGTTCCAGTTCAGTTTCAGTCTTCTCAAGTCTGTCGGAGATCTCTTTCTCCAGCTTGAGTGCAGCCTCCATATCAAACAACCATCCTGCTGTTCTGATCTCTGATTCGATCTTTGCAAACTCCATCTCAGTCTCAATACCCTGGATGATCAGCGGGTTTTTCTTGACCATACGTTTGATGACACCATACAGTTCATCATATACCATACAGTTAAGCTCTACGTCACCTACACATCGTAGTAACATCTCGTGGCTGTATCTACTGAAGTCTTCATGTTCGATTTTCTTCTTACCTAACTTCTCACCCCAACCCTCCAAACCATGTTTGTGCTTCCTCTTGTACTGTAGCAGCATGGACAGTATCCATGTGTCACAGATGACGGTTGTCTCAGGTGGTGTCCACCCAAACAGATGTTTCAATACCACCAGATCATACCCGATGATGTTATGACCTATAAGGATGTCAGCCTCTTCCAACCTTCTCAGAGCAGCACGTAGAGAATCATTTATGAATCCAGATGGACTGGTGTACTCCCATATCTCCTTGCTGTCCCTATCCTGAACGACAATCATCCAGATCTTATCCACGTCAGGCATAAAACCATTAGACTCAATGTCGAACACATATCGCAGTGTCATGTCAGTATACTCCCATACCTTTGTGCATAGTAGTCTGATAACGCACGAGCTTCTACTTCCGAAGGATCGAAGTGATATTTCTCAAGATCATCTTTCCTATCCCATTTAGCACCACGAATAGAGAATCCCCTTCGCCCTGTCAGATATTGACACACATGAATATACTCATGGCATAGTGTGGTAACAAAAGTACCCATAACCCAAGGGTTATCTTCCCACCCATTCAAAAATGGATCTCGAAGCTGTACGTGGATCTTACTCATTTGTTCTAATGCTTCGATTGTGACCCCTGTGTCACCAATCTGATCACTATACTCAACAACACATACATTAACCATAACCTTCTTAGGTTGCTTAATCATTTTCAGATTAAACCTATCTAAGTAGTCTTCAAGTACATCGTAGAAGACCTTTTTAATTGAGTTCTCGCAGTTAGGCATACAGATAACTGTCATACCGATTTCCTTACGGAGTTGTTTTTGGATTTCTGAATGAGTTTTCTTTTTCATGGTCCTTTATCTCCGCCCTTGTTTGTCAGCATGTCTATGTAGTTTCTCTGATTGTATCTCAGTTGGTCAATCACCTGAGTTAACGACCAGTTCTCCCATAGCATATAGACAATAGCTAATGCTAAATATATTTCCATTAAGTAAGTCCTGTGTGGTCCTTCAACCAATTGTAGTCGGCAAGTTCGCAGTGTTCAATAGTAACATTTATTGAGTCTGTTGACTTGATAACGGTTAGCCCTGCCTTCTTTAGGATGTCTAACCCATCGCAATTCTTGTAGTCACTTCCGTAGACTATCCTTGCAAACCCACA